TGGTGCTATATTTTTATGTACTGCCCTTAAATCCGTTCCGTTATTATCAACTGCTTGAGTATGCATTAATAGACCTACTTTGTCTTTTTTATCATCAGGCAATTTTTTTCTAAATTCATTAAATGCTAAAATTAGATCTCCTGGTTGTTTTCTTCTTATATTTCTATTATTCCAAAATACTAAAAATTCAATTCCATTTCTTTCTTTAATATCACCAAAATATTTTTTATATCTTTCATCGTTTTCTGGTAATGGTTTATATATGTTATGGTTCAATCCGTGTGGAACAAACCCAGTAATTACTTCATCCCATTCTAATTTATCATCTCCAATTTCATCTGCATCATAATTATACACCCCATATCCGTTCTGTTTAAGCACTTCTCTGTGTATGATATCAGATTGCTTCGAAATTCCCATTACTAGGTCACAACTACCGTAGAATGGCGCATTCCACATCGGATAAGGTAAGTCGTCCCATATGGAATAATACATGAGTGGAATGTTAAATGTGGTTTTGATTTCGTGCTCTAATTCATATAACCAACCCCAATATCTAGGATCTGTAAAATGTAATATTGCATCTGGCTTTTCTGCGTTCAATAAAGCAAATAATAAATTTCTATTTCCATACCCATCGCATGGAACTATTTTTACATCTGCATCTTCAATACCTGTATCTTTTCGTACGTCTTGTGATACATCAAACATTTTTCCCGTGTCTGGGTGTTTGACTGCGGCTCCTATTTGAACCCAATCGAAGTGCTTAACACTATTTAAAATGATTTCTTTACTAATAGTTCCAATCCCAGATGGCAATCTAAAATCGTCTGCTAATAATAAAATTTTTCGCTTTTTTGTTTTTTGTAACTCCATTAATGTAACATCCTTATAAATTATAACTTTTATATAAATATTAGCCTAGTAAAACTACTGGCTTATTTAACTTATTTATTTTACTATATGCTGTTTTTAATTGTGGATTCATTTTATTTTCATTGTTTAAAATAATCATATAATCACAATTTTCTGCTAACATTCTCATTCGATGTAATAATTGGCTAAAATGATATTTCTTTCCATAATATGATTCAGGCATTGCTGAATACAAATTCCTTCCAGAATAAGATGGGTTGTATTCTGAATATGGTATTCCAAATTCTAATGCAAATTTTCTAACCATATAATTTGCTCCCTCACTTCCACCTGCTCCTACAATAGTAACATCAGCTCCAAATTGTTTTTTTAAATTCTGTAAAACGTCTTGGACCTTTCGTTTATTCTGCCATTCTTTATTTCCAATAACAGCTACTCGCATTACCCTTTTAGTAAATCTTTCTTGAGATCTAACCCGCAAATGATATTATCATGATTTTTTATATTAGCGATCATATAATTTAATGCTTGCCTTTTATCTTCTGCGGTTGCATATTGATTGATAATAGAATCCATTTCATCTATATGTTGTGGGTGTTCTCCAATCCCAACTGAGCTACTTAGATATATATTTAATCTTGCTACTGCATCTGCTTTATCTGCTTGATATTTAGCATATAACGCATCTAATAATAATCCATCCATGGTATTTCCTTTTTATTTATTATAATAAATTTTATTCACGAATCCTATCTTCTTTGGGACAATTTTCGTAATCTGACTTGAAGGGACACCACTTACAATGTTTAGCGCCCTTGCCGGCTAAGGATAAATATTTTCCATTTATTTTTTTGTTTCCTTCTGAATCAAAACATTGTCCAATAAAATCATCAATACTTTTCTGTACTTTTTTCCTAGTAACTGTTCCAGATGCTGGATTAACTATTTGTATCCTCCTTTGTGGAAACATTGACTCTTCAATTAATTTTCTTTTAACAATAAAAAATTCAATATCTATATTATCTATAGGAGTACCAAATTGATCTGAAAAATATTTTTTATATGCTACTAGTTGTGACAATTTAAGTTTATCTGACTTTTGCCATTTATTCCAGCCCATACGACTAGTTTTAATATCATATATCTTAATTTTATTTAAATCAGTATCTCTTATTACTACATCTATAAATCCATACCAAAATACATTAGTATTTTTTTGTGATGCAGGAACACATAATTCTACTTCTATTCCTACTAGTTCATATCCTTTAGTAGAAAAGTATTGTGCTCTTCTTTTAATAAACCAATCCAATATAGCAATTCCATCTTCTAAGTGTTCTGTTAATTCAAGTGGGTTAGAAAAATGTTCTCCTTTATTTTCTTTTACTGCATTAATATATACTTGTTTAAGATTGTTTGTTAATTCATCTCGTATATTAATATTATTTGCAGATTTAACAGAGTCAGTATACATAACCGTTAAATAATTTTGTAATGTTTCGTGGAATGCTGTCCCAAAACATGTTGCTACGCTATGTGTAAATGTAGAAAGCTTATCTATGTAAGACAACTTCCATTGCCTAGGACATTTTGAATACATTGCCCATTGTGAATATGATATTTTTGCTGGAACTTTACTTACATCATTTAGTGATAACTTGTATATTGGATTAATATAATTTCCTGTTTTACTCATCTTTGTTTTGGTTTAATCTATGTTTAATATAAGCATAAACAACTATTGCAAAGGCAAATACCCAACTAAATATTACTACTTCTATCATCTTATTAAGGTTATAGTCCCGGATTGGGACGTTGTTTTATCTATTTATTATAATATAAGAAATTAGTTTATGTAATCCAAATATTATTTCTTCCCTTTTAACATTTTCTTCTTGTCCGAATTTGTGTGTCCATATAATGTAAGCAAATCAGCACAACTATTTTTATCCATTAATTCTACATAATCAGTTGCTTCACTTTTACTTATCTTGTAATGTTCTGCAACTTGTGAAATTAATTGTTTGTCGAACTTATCTTCCTTCTTTCCTTTTACGTACTTAGCGAAGGTTTTATTTGTTGGTAAAAAACCATGATATAAACGATAAGTTTCTCTAGGAGATAATACTCCTATTGTATACTTTTGTAACTCATTGATTAAATCAATTAATTCCATTCTCATAGAAAGCCAACGATTAACTATGTACGGTGCAAATCGTTTTTGGTCTGTTTCTGTATAAGAATGCCATTCTTTCTTTTGGTGTGTTATGCCATTAATAAAATCAAATATAGTTGCGCCTTGTTTCTTTGCCATTATAATTTATATTTCTTTCTCCATACTTCTTCAAACTTAGATCCTACTCCTAATTCCAATATTATTGCTTTTTCTGGTACGCCTGGCATCTTATTTTCATTAACAACATCAACGTTTTTGTTTTTAAAAACCTTTATTTTAGTTTTTGCGTTTGATCTGTTAGATGTTTTAAATACCAATACAACTGGTGCTTTTATATACGGTGATCCCATTATTTTGCATTTGGTATTACTGGCTGAAATTCTTCTGGTATCGCACCGCAATCATCGCACCTAAATGTAGGAACTGGAACTACTGTATCTTTATCTTGTCCGGTTAAAAATTTAGATACTTTATTAATAGCCATTACTTGTCTGAAATAAATTCCATTACATTCTTCACATACTATTGGTTTTAAGTCTGATGGGTTGACGTTTTGTTTTAAATTATTCATATTCTTCCTTTTATAATTCGTTTAATAATTTTACAAACATTGCCATTATATTTATTTCTTTATCTACAACGTGTGAATCTGTATATTGTGATTCTGCAATAATTAATATTACTGATGCTATTTTGCCTGTTCCAAATTCATCTAAATTGTCATATAAAAATGTATATAATGGTGTAAAGTCTTTTACTTTACTGTCTGCAATAATTTGTCTTATATTTCTAAAAGCTTCTTTCTTAGCTTTTGTTTTCTTTAATATCTCTAATACTTCTGTCATATAATTAGATTGTACAACACTTTGTTTGTCTAAAACTAATTTTCCTTTTACTACATGGCTTTGTGCACTATTAATTGCTCTCCTTATATCTGGATAACTAGAATTAATAATTGCTACAATATCATTAACATCATATTCAATTTCTTTTTCAGTTAACACTTCTACTAACCTTTGAGCTACTACAGATTTATCAGGTGGTGTTATTCCAAATGTTTGGCACCTACTTTGTATTGGGTCTATAATTTTTTCTACATAATTACATGTTAATATAAACCTAGTTGTCCTACTATATGTTTCCATTAAATTACGTAATGCTGCTTGAGCATTTGGCGTTAAATAATCTGCTTCATCTAATATTACTATCTTCCACCTTTTAAATCCTACAGTACTGGCGTATCTTTTAATTTTATCTCTAACCGCATCTACTGAATTTTCGTCAGATGCATTAATATACATTAAATCTGCATCTACTGAATTAGCAATTATTTTTGCTAATGTAGTTTTACCTGTGCCGGCAGTGCCATAGAATAATAAATGTGGGATATCTCCATTTTCAATGAATATTTTTACTTTTTGTATAACATGTTCATTTCCAATATATCCTTCCAATGTTCCGGGTCTAAATGATTCGACCCACAATGTATTTTCTGTTATTCCGTACATATTAATTTTGTAATTGAACTAACCAATAATTTGAATCAAAATCAGCTCCAGTAAAATCTATTCTTGCTAATCCATCTGGAGAAATGTGCATTTCACCAACATCTCCTTTATTTGCAGTTAATACCTCTTTTAATTTGTCTGCTGAGAAACATATTGGTTCCATTGGTTCTGACCCGCCATCTAAATCAAATGTTACGTTGTCTGCATTAATAGTTGTATAATTAATAATAAATTTAATTTTGCCATTTTGTACTTGTACTGCAAAATTCTTTGCATCAGGTAATGCATTTTTAGCTTTAATAAACTTATCTATAAAATCATCATCGATATCGATAGTAACTATATATTCAGGTTCTGCATTAATACTTGGTACTGCTGGAATAACGGTTGTATCTGCTAACATAAATGTCATTGTAGTACTTCCTTCTTGAATTTTCATTGCATAATTCTTTCCTGCAGTTTCTTGAACTTCAATGTCAATATCTTCCCCTACAGCTGATAACATTCTTGTTAATGCTCCTGTATGATTAATTCCTAATTCTCCTTCCATAAATGGATTTGTTTTCCATTTGATTTTTCCTACTACTGTTTGATCTGCGTCAATTAATTCGCAATTAACTGATTGTCCATTTGATTTTACAGTTACTGCCTCGCAATTCCCTGCTAGGTAATATCTGTTGATAAATGATTGTAATTTACTTTTTTCCATGTTTTTGTCTTTTTAAAATTTAAAAAATTCGTTAAATTTGATTGCATCGGTAGTTGATATGCTGTCACCACCGAATTTCTTATATGTCTTTTTATATGTTGCATAAACTCGTAGTGCTTTATCTGGATCTGCGAACATTTCGTGTAATGATGAAATAACATCAAATAAATCCTTTGGTATTGCTGTTTCTAAAAGCTCTACGTGATTATTTACTAATTTACTAACATCTTTTGCCATTTCAGCGTAAAGATGTGTATTATGAATAACCATTCTTGGCATTCCTTCTTGGCTGTACCTATCTAATCCTGTCGTAGTTTTTCCTCCGAGATAATCATAAGTAAAATCTTGGCAAGCTGGACAACCTAAAGAACAAGGGACGTGTTTAGTAGTATCAATAGCCACATTTTTATTCGTCCTTTTTGCATGAGATTTTCTCCTATATTCATTATTTTTTGGAAAATATAATTCTGTAAATGTTTGTGTTTTATAATTACTCGAATGTAAATATGTACCAAATACTGGATATTGTCCTGGAGATGATGAATCTGTGGAAAATAATATTCTATCGTCAGTTAGTTCATTCATCAATTTTTGTAATGTTGCTAATATAAAGAAATCAGATATTTTTGATATTCCTAACAAATGTATATATTGTACATGTTCTTTTTCGAATTCTCTATTATGTAACATTAATGCAATTACATACATGAAATCTACTAATTTCTTAGGACCACCTATACACCAGCCATTAAAATCAAAATCTTTAAATTTATGATACCAATCCGAATATTCTTCATTATATGTACCTTGTATAACATTTAAAAATTTTGTCTTACCTGATTGTTTTGATTCAAAATATTTGAAATTGTCAAAGCTGATATCCATTGACTCTGCAAATCGATTTTCATACTTTGCCCTTGGTGGTATATCTAAATTTGCAGCAACATCTGAATTGTGTTCTAGCCATTCGAATATCCTTTGTCGTATTGTCTTATCCCATTTTAATGCACCGGTTGCTATTTGGAATCCTCCCGAATCGCCAAATACTAATACACCATCGTCTAGTCCTAACTGATCTCGGAAATCCATTTTTTTGAAATGGTGTCCTGCTGTGATTAAAAAATATGGATGTCTCCATTGTTCAGGATACTCTTTTGAAAAGAATCTACACGTAGTTCCATCTTCAAATTTTGTATTCTTTTTGAATGCAGATACCATACTACCGGCAGATAGTGATGGATAATATATAAAATTCTTATCCATATTAATCTACTATCTCCCATGGTTTATCACCTAACTTTTGCAAGTTTCCTAACACAAATGTTACAATTTCTGCTAGTTGATGATCTAATACTCCTTTGTCACTCAATTGTTCTGCTAATGCAGAAAATGGTGTTTCAATTGTATTTCGTATTTCTTCAATACCTTTCTTGTCAATTTTCATTTTGTTCCTCTTTTTTATTTAATAAATGTTTACAATATTCAGCTTCGTGCCAAACATTAATTTCTTGTTCAATTCCATTTGCTACTATATATCCCTCCATTTGTCTGCCCAAATCTGCTAGATGTGCAATATTATAATTTGGTTGGCTTTGTTGCATTACTTCATGTAATCTAATTACTGCCGAATTAACATTGAATGCAGTATATAATCTATTTGGTGGTATAAATTCCGGAAATGACCTAAAATTTGGAAATACAATATCACACCCAAATGTAGTTGATTCTAATACTGTCCATGATACATAATCTTGCAATGCACAATTAAATTGTATTTTTGCTTCTGCTAATTCTTTATAATATTCTTGTTTTGTTAGATTATTTAACAATTTAAATCTTGGTTGTCTATCTGCTAATTCATATAGTGCATCTATTACACCAGGCAACATTGACTTAAATTCTTTGCCAGATGTTGTTACGTGCCACTCTGCCCCATTAAATTCATTTAAATATTTTTCTGCTACTTCCATCATAAAAAATGGATTCTTTTCTTTATCTAATCTACTAGAATAAACAATATTTTGCTTTTTTCGTTTATATTTATCATACCCTGGATATTTAGCTTGAGCCAACTCTAAATGTAATGGTAGCGAAACAACATGTATTGGTGCTTCAAATCCTGCCTGTCTTAATTGGTCTTTATGAATTGTACTTCCTACAAATATCCCTGTCATTCTTTTATCTAAACCTAATTCAAACCCTCGCATCCAATTTCTCATTGGATATGTAAAATCATATTCATCTACACTTTGTGCGTGAAGCATTGCATATATCTCTACCTCTATACCATATAGGTCTAATGCATATAATATAGATTCAATTCCTGGATGCCAGTAGTCTTGAAGAAATATAACATCTCCATTATTAACTTGATCATTATTTAACATATCAAGAAAATTACTACATTGACTCATAGCAAATTTACCTCTACCTACTGCATCTAAAACTGCTCCAACTTTTATTTGCTGATCAGGATCAAATTCTCCTTCTACGTCAATAAACTCAACTTTATCAGAATATGGCTCAAACGTTGCTGGCATCCATTCTTTAGATAACTGATATGTATATCTTGCCTTTAAAGGCTCTAATCCGAAATAAAATACTTTTTTCATTTTTCTATTATTGCTCCGTTTTCCCAATCTTCCCAGACTTCTACTTTATATAAATTTTCATTATTTTCTAACATCCATTCTCCAATATCCTCACAACTCATTCTTCCAAATTCTAATATATTACCACCAAAATTTGTTCTTAGTTGCTTTTTTAGTCTTCTTTGCATTAATATAAATTCTTCATCTCTATCTGAATGTGTTACTTTTGCATAACATCTAAAACCAAATTGATGTCTGTGTCTATCAGACAAAAATCCTACTTCTGGAAATATTTCCTTTGCTTCTGGCCAATTGTGAAATCCTTCTATATTAAATGTTACTACTACTGAATATTTCATATTTCTTCACATTGTTGTGGATAATACTTTTGCCATAGCTTACTGTCTTTATCTAGACATTTTTTACATACAACTACTTTACCAATTGTATTTAATAACTGATCATATAAAGATATTTGATCTAATTCATCTGTTGGGTTATCCCAATCAACATCTTCAAACCATTTGTCTCTTCCTAGTTCATTTATCCGTTTCTCTATTTTTTCATTAATAGGGGTCATCGAATAATACATTGCAGGCATATCTGTTTTTTTATTGCAATATTGGCATCTAATTTTACTCATAATCAAACTTATAATTATCTGGATTAATTTCCATCATGTTACATTTAGTTATTTGGTGAACTCTATACCATCCGGCGTCAATACTCAATGTATCTGTTTCTTTTAATTTTTGTACAGCACCATCGTTGATTCTATATATAATATGACACCTGTTAAATAAGTCAGGTGGCAATGCATCAAAAGTTGCATTCGATGCTTCTAACGTTACAACATTATTTGTAGTATCCAAGATTTCTCGAATAGCCGGAAGATACTTATCATTATCTAATAAAGATTTCTTCATATATTCAATTGTAAAATAATAATGTGGGTATTGGGATAAATCGTCGACGTCGATTCCGTCGCC